TTAGGTTCTGCAACGACAGCTAGTAATAATACCGCAGTTGGTTCAGCAGCAGCAACAACTATTACAACTGGTGCGAATAATACAGCAGTTGGTTTTGAAGCATTAAGACTAAGCACTACAGGTGCTAGTAATACTGCTGTAGGTGCACTAGCACTAGATGCAAATACTACAGCAGCAAATAACACAGCTTTAGGTACAAGTGCTTTAACAACAAACACCACAGGTGGTGAAAATACAGCAGTTGGTACAAATGCTTTAGCTGCAAACACTACAGCAGCCAATAATGTTGCTGTTGGTGTAAACGCTTTACAATTAAACACCACAGGTGCTAATAACACATCAGTTGGTAGAAGTGCTTTAGAGGCAAATACCACAGGTGCAGCTAGAACTGCTATAGGCTATCAGTCTAGTAATGGTTCAGATACAGAAACTTCTAACACTGTTTCTGTAGGCTATCGTGCTATGTATATGAACTCTGCTACCACTGCTAATGCATCAGATTCTGTAGCCATAGGTTATCAAGCCATGGAAGCAGGTGCAGCGACTACAGCAAATCTAAGTAATAACGCAGGTGTTGGTGCACATGCTCTTAGTTTTGATTCTAGCACAACGGCAAACGCCAATTACAACGCAGCTGTTGGAGCAGCAGCTATGAGATTTGATGCAAATACAACAGGAAGTGTGCAATACAATGCAGCTCTTGGTTATCAGGCTCTTGAAGTTAACGCTAATACAACAGGAACAGTAACAAATAATGTTGCTGTTGGTTATCAAGCGTTAAAGTCTGCTTCAAACACAAGCGGTACAATACAACATAATACGGCTGTTGGTTCTAAGGCTTTGGATATTTGTGTAGCATCAAACAATACAGCTGTTGGTAGCGATGCTTTAGGAGTAAACACAACAGGTGACCACAATGTAGCAGTAGGTAAGGATACAGGTGCTGCTATTACAACAGGTACTGGAAATGTTCTTCTAGGTACAAATGCTGGTGCTTCATCTACTAATCTAACAACAGGTAATTTTAACATTGTTATTGGTTATCAAGCTAGAACTAATGCCGCTGCTTCTGCAAACATGATTGTAATGGGGCAGCAAGTTACTGGCGAGGGTAATAATAATTTTACATTTGGTAATGGCTCAACAGATTCTAATATAGCTTTTGGTGCTACTTCAATTACAGCACCTTCAGATATCAGATTAAAAGAAGATATACAAGATGAGCAAATAGGATTAAATTTTGTTAATGATTTAAGACCAGTTACTTATAGATGGAAAAAAGCAAAAGACGTTTCATCTGAATTAGATTGTTATGAAAAAAATTCAGAAGAACGAGTTATGAATGGTAAATACAATCATGGCTTTATAGCTCAAGAAGTTAAAGAAGTAATTGATAAACACAACCTAAAAGATGGTTTTAATATGTGGTCAGAATCAGAATCAGATGGAAGACAAAGAATTGGAGATGCTTCATTAATGCCTTTAATGGTCAAAGCAGTACAAGAACTGTCTACGCAAGTAGATGAATTAAAACAAGAGTTAAAAACTCTAAAAAAAGGAGAATAGAATGGCACAAACAGTAACAGAATGTTTAGCAGCAGGAACTGATAGCGTAACTTTAATTGATGGTGTAAAAGCTGGAAGTTGGGACGTTACAGGAATGACACAAGCTGAAATAAACGAGATGGTTCAAAGAAACGTAGATCACTTAGAAGTTATTTTAGAATATGCACCTGTTGATAGTGATGATGATACACCTGATGTAAAAGGTGCAACAGATAGTAAAAAGACTACCCACGTTGCAGCAGTTACAACTGGTAAAAAGTACATAACTGACAACAGCTAATTAAAACTTCAGCATATTGATTTATGATGTTAATATATAATTTTTAATTAGGAGAATTAATTATGGCAGAAGCTAAAGATAACGAAGTAAATGAAGAACAACAAATTCTTACACTTACCGAAAAAGTAGATGACAAAGATGTTGAAAAGAAATACCTAATAGACAATATGTCTGATGAAGGTAAAGTAATTTATAACAAATTAGCCATTATACAAAAACAAAAGAATGACATGGTTACAAATGCACAATTTGAAATTGAAAAAGCAGATGTACTCATTAATCATTTTATGGCAGAACTCAAAGAGAATTTGCCTGAAGAAATGGAAGCAATTGATGAAGATGCCGAAAGTGGAGATAGCAAACTCAACTGATTTAAGTAAGTTGGAACTGCATGAGCAGATATGTGCGTTACGCTATGAGAACATAGAAAGACGTATGGATTCAGGATCTAAAAGATTTGTTCGTATGGAACAACAAATTTGGGGTTTGTATATCCTTATTATAGGTTCACAAATTATAGGAGCATTTATCTAATGGCAGGACTTAAAATACTTACAGAACCAGTGCAAGAGCCTGTTACTGTTCAAGAAGTAAAAGAGTACCTTAGAGTTGATGATTCTACTGATGAAAGAATTATAAGACCATTCGTAGAAACTGCTAGAAGGTTTTGTGAAGAACACACAGGTAGAGCCTTAATGACTCAAACACTTGTCTTGTATCTTGATGCTTTTGAAGATCTAAATGATCCTTTATGGGAAGGATTAAGAACAGGTCCTTACTTAAACAAATATAAAAATTATGTGGTTTTACCAAGATCACCAGTTGTTTCTGTAAGCCATGTTAAGACTCATAATGATGCAGGTACTGCCACAACCTTTGCTGCTTCTAACTATGTTATAGACAATGTTAGAGAGCCATCTAGGATAGTTTTAAAGACAGGTATTACCTTTCCAACCGAACTAAGAGTAGCTAATGCTATAGAAGTTCAATATGTAGCTGGTTATACATCTCAATTTGGTGTTCCTGAACCTTTAAGGTTAGGAATATTACAACATATAGCCTATCTCTATGAACATAGAGGAGACATGTACGATGCAAAATTATCTTATCCCCCTATGCTAAGATCTTTGTATGCTCCTTATGTTGTTCACAAGGGATTAGGCTCATCTTCCCTAATGGCTTTGGGATAAATGTCTAACTCTATTGGCAAAATGCGTTATAGAGTTGCAATTGAAAGTGCTACTAATACTCGTGATGCAGGTGGTGGTCTTTCACAAAGCTATGCACCAGTTACTTACATTTATGCTGATATTAAGCCTACAAATGCTAATAGCACCTATAGACAAGGTATAGTACAAGAAAAGGTAACACATGAAGTTACAATTCGTTATATGACAAATATATCTACTAATAGTCGCATTTCCTATGGAACAAGGCTGTTTGATGTTAAAGGTATTATTAATGTAGATGAAAGAGATAGATTTTTAAAATTGTTATGTGAAGAAGGCGTAGCAATATGAGTTTTAAAAATGTTAATGCTTTTAAAAAAAGATTAGCTAAAAGACTAATAGATAATGGAAGTAAAAATGCTATACAAGCAGTTACTAGGTCTACAACATTTGTAGAAAAAGCAGTGCAGAATAGTATTAAACAAAAAGGAACTGGTAGAAACTACACTAGAGGTGGAGTAACACATACAGCTTCTATTGCAGGACAACCACCAGCAACAGATCAGGGAAATCTTGCTAACAATATAACTATAGATATTTCAACAAAATCAAATGGTAGTGTTGTAGGACAAATAATATCATCAGCTCCTTATTCAAAAGAATTAGAATTTGGTACAACAAATATGGAAGCTAGACCTTTTATGCAACCTGCACTTAGAAAAAGTAAAAAAAAGATATTAAGTATTTTTAAAGAAGAGGGTGTAATAAGAAGATGAGCATAGGACAGTTTCAGTTACAAAGTTCTATATATGCAGCACTAAATGTTAGTGCAATCACATCTACTTTATCTTGTGGTGTTTTTGATGAAGCAATAGAGGGCAACACATATCCATTTATCACTCTTGGTGAAGAAACTGCTCTTGATTATGGCACTTTTGATTTAGTAGGTGGTGACTACACTATAAATATACATATTTGGTCACAATACAAAGGATCTAAGCAAACTAAAGAAATAATGGACAAGGTTCACGATTTATTGCATGATATAGACTTAACAGTCAGTGGTTTTAATCTGATAAATCTCAGATTTGAATTTAGCGACATAATGAGAGACCCAGATGGTGTTACTCGTCATGGAGTCATGCGATTCCGAGCAATAATATTAGGAACAAACTAATTTATAGGAGAAAAAAATGGCAGCACAAAAAGGGTTAGACATGTTAATCAAAATGGATATCAGTGGTACACAAACTACTATTGGTGGTCTTAGATCATCGTCAATAAGTTTATCAGATGAATCAGTTGATATAACTAATAAAGATAGTCTTGGTACTAAAACTTTATTAGCTGGTGGTGGGGTTAATAGTGTAGCAATCAGTGGATCAGGTGTCTTTACAGATTCTGCTTCAGAAGTTGCTTTGCGTGTATCTTATCAAGGACAGCAAAACACAACTAATGGTTCTTCTTCACAAACAGCAGCATTTGAAACATTCCAGTTTGTAGTACCAAACTTAGGAACATATACTGGCTTATTTAATATCACAAGTTTAGAGTATGCAGGTGAATATAATGGTGAAGTGACTTATTCAATGTCTTTTGAATCAGCAGGATATATTACATTCGCAGCAGCATAATAAGGAGTAACTTATGAGTTGGGAAAAAGTAACAGTCAAAGTTAATAATCAAGATATTCATGGAATGTTTAATGGTGAAGATTTAGATATTCCTGTTTGCGAAATAAAAGAAACAATTAAAGTTAATGGCAAAGTTATGCAAGTCGTATCTAGTGTTATTGATATGAGAGATGGTATTTTAAAAATTAAACTTGCAAAAGCAAGTCAACCGAAAGGAGATAAGTCAGATGGCGAACAACAAACTAAAGGGTGAAATATCTGTTAATTTAGCAGGTAAAGAATATAATTGCAGACTCACTATAGATGCTGTAATGAAGATAGAAGACTCATGTAATTGTGGGATTATTAAACTTGCTACTAAAATGGGTGAGGGTGATATCCGAATGTCTGAAATAATTAATGTACTAACTCCTGCCCTTCGTGGTGGTGGAAACGATTTACAGCATAAAGATGTTGTAGCACTAGTACAAAAAGCAGGTATTGTAAAAGCTACAGGTGCTGTAGCTAACTTACTTGCTAAAACTCTAACTGATGATTCAGAGGAAGCAACAGACGAGGGAAAGCTAGAACAGGGGGACTGATTAGTGATTCACTCCCTATTAATAGATACTTCTCAATATGTGTGGGTATGATGGGAATGTCTCCTAAAGAATTTTGGCAATGCAGTCCACAAGAAGTCTATATGGCTCTTGATGGTTTTTCAGAGTTTAATTCTCCAAGCGATAAACAAAGTCCTATGAATAAAAATAGGTTACAAGAAATGATGGAGTTATACCCTGACTAATGGCTAGTACAACAGCAGATCAATTAATTGTAGAAATCCGAGCAGAGACTGCTAGTCTTAGAAAAGGTTTAGATCAAGTAAATCAAAAATTAGGTACTGCAAATAAAACTGCAAGATCATCTGTATTAACATTTGGAAACTTAGCAAAAGTTATGGCAGCAGTTGGTCTGACTAGACTTGTTGCTGGTGTAGTAAAAACATCAAGATCTTTTGAGGATTTAAAAGCAACTATACAAGCAAATACTGGAAGCATGAAAGAAACAGATGCAGCTTTCAAAAATATACTTGACTTCACAAAAACAACAACATTCCAAATTGAAGATGTAACAAAAGCATTTATTGAATTTAGAAGACTAGGTTTGACTGCAACAAACGAACAACTTAAAGGAATAGGTAATGTAGCAGCAGCACAGAATGTTGGTATAGATCAAATGGCAGCAGCTATATTTAAAGCATCAACTACAAGTATAGAGTCTTTACAACAACTAGGTTTTAGTGGAAAAACTGAAGGTGACAAAATAACATTAAGTTTTGGTTCAGGTGCAGATAAGATTGAAGAAACAATGTTAAAAACAACTGAAAATGTACTTAATTTTGTTAAAGGTGTTGGTGAAGTAAATTTTAGTACAGCTATTGAAGACAGAGCAAAAACACTTACAGGTGCTATATCAAATTTGAATGATAAAGTGTCAATTTTCCAAGCCGAAGTAGGTGAAAATGGTTTAAACAAGTCTTTAGTAAATTTAGCTACAACTTTTCAAGATGTTTTAGTGAATGGTGGTGAAGAAGGTTTAGCTGGTTTGTTAGGTGGAATTTTATCAGGTGCTGTTGAAACTTTAAATACTGTTCTTGTTAAATGTAATGAAAATATTGGAAAAGTAAAATTGGCTTTACTGGGAGTTGCTGCTGTTATAACAGTTCTCACAGCACAAGCTGTATTTGCAGGTATAACTGCAGCAGTAGGTTCTATGACTACTGCTATGGCAATTGCAGCTAAAACTGTTGCTACATTAAGAACAGCATTACTGACTTTAATGTTAGTTGCTTCTTTAAATCCTGCAGGAGCTGCAACAATTCTCGGTGGCACAATACTAGGTGGTGCAGCTATATTAAAATTTCAAGATGAAATTAGAGCAGCAATATCTACAAGTATGGAAACTCTAGAAAATCTTTTTGATTTGCAAGATGATTCAATGAAAACACCTGTAGACCCAATTAGTAATGATGATTCATCAGGAAGTGATACAAAAGTTAAGACACCAGTAAAAAGACTTAAAAATCTTAAAGATTTAAAAACAGAAATTGAAAAAGTAACACTTAAATATACAGACATGGCAAAAGTCCAAGCGTTACTTAATAAAGAAGTTTCAGATGGCAATATAACATTAGATCAAGCCAATAGTTTATATAGAGATTTTTTATCAAGTACAGGTGACTTTGGTAAAGCTATGGCACAAATTGGTGATGAGGTTACTAGTTTATCTAGTGGGTTTTCAGATGAGTTTACAAATGCTTTGATGGAAGGTGAAAATGCCTTAGAGTCATTTAAAAACTTAGCTTTTAATGTAGTTCAAGCTGTTATATCTTCTTTTATGGATTTATTAGTAATACAACCAATAGTTGAAGCAATATTAGGTAGCTTTAATATCACAGGAACAAAAGGTGGAACTGGTAGCAGTAGTGGTGGTGGTGGTGGTTCTTTCTTCGCAGGTGGTGGTACTATACAAGGAAATAGAGCTACAGTTGTAGGTGAGAGAGGACCTGAAATATTTGTACCTAATACTGGTGGAACTATTATGAATAACATGAATAGTAAAAACGCTATGGGTGGTGGTGGCACTACTGTTATAAATCAATCAATAAACTTTGCTACTGGAATTGTTCCAACTGTAAGAGCAGAAGTTATGCAAATGATGCCACAAATAGCAGATGTAACAAAAGCTGCTGTACAAGAATCAGCC